ATGTATACCCAGCCATTTCTACACTGATCAATAGCATTCCTGTACCAAGACTGTAGTCTTACAGCAGGGTATTTACTGGAATACCATAGCAGTAGTTCGTATACACAATAGTAGAGGTATTCTCTCATAATCCTAAGCGGATACGTCATATAACACTAGTTATAACATCAACATCTAAGCGAACCTTTAACGCCATTAACGCAATGATTCTCATCGTGTTAAACGTGTTAATACTAGGTTATAACCGGTTATAGCCGTATATAACTCTATGGTTTGACTAGCAGTAGGAAATGCTAGTGGTAAAAACCTACCCCCCTTACCCCCCTATGGATAGGGGATTGGGATGTATGTCTTTACAGAGAGAGAGGGCTTGACTGAGCTAGCGAGGTCTCTGCTACTTCATTCAGGAACTACCAAAACCTGATGAAGCGGGGGTTATGTGGACAAGCTGTCGATGGGAAAAAGCCCCCAAAGACCATGGACCCACTAGGGGCTATGGGATTTGGGGTGCTAGATCCGCTTGGAAGAGAGCACCACTTCTCTTCCGTAATGGCCACCCTAGGCGTTTGGGATAGCTTCTAGGGGGTTAGACCAGTCATAGATCCTTGTGACGGAACGCTTCTGGAGCTCCATGAAGGGGAGGCCAAGGGCGAGGCCATCAACAGCCCGTTTAGGATCGTCTTGAATCATCTGTTGCATAGCAGCCCATTCTTCGTTACGACGTTGGGCCTGTTGTTTAGCAGCAGAGAGGGCCAGGGCATCGGTAAACCATTGAACACCCTGACTAATGGAGTCGACCCTATCGTCATGCTTAACAGCACCCTTCTCTTTGCACATGCGAGAGAGCTGGTACATGAGCATGTACTCCAGTCTCTTCTCAGGAGCCTCGTTGGGATTGGAGCGGTAGTCCCACTCAATGATCTTGGGATCAATGATCAGTTTATGTTGGTTTAGGACAGGCTCCAGGGTAGCGATGATGCGCTCCTCTTTACGGACAGAAGCCCGCACCTCTTCGACATGGGCATTGCATTGCTGTTGGACGAGGTGTCGTTTAAGGAGCTCACAGACCATGCCATCACCGAAGTTGGATTCCACGAGGAAGGTGCCAGCCTCATAGCGTTTACCGAGCTGGACGATCTGTCTGAGGGTTTCATCGCTATAGCCATCCCTAAAGGCCAGCATGTCTCTGATAAAGAGATAGCCATTAGCTTGGCTCATGACCACGGCCACGGTTTCGTCTAGGCCACGACCAGAGGGATCTAGGGAGACGATGGTTTCACTGAAGGGGCAGCAGGCCGCATCAATGAACATGGGGGAGTACCAACGGTCACCGGGAAGGCCGACCGCTGGGAGTTCTTTAAGGATGTATCGAGGATCACTGGACCAGGCGTACTTTTCAGCACACTCAGACCCAATAGGAGTAACAATAAAATCAGAGAACCTAAGAGGGAACTTATCGGCATCGCTGAGGGTTGTATTGAGTTGGAACTGAAGCTCAAAGTTCGAGCGGCCCATGGAGGCCTCACGTTCCATCAACTCAATATCCGAGAAGCGGGTATCGGTTGGATCTCCGGGGGAGGCGCCATTCTCTAGGTCTTCCAGCAGCTGAGGCGCCAGGAGGCCTTCATAGAGGCTGGTGTCCTTGGGATACCTAGAGGGCCAGACAAAGGGCTTGTAGGCCCTCTCAGCAAGCTTTCGGTAGCAGGTAAAGGTTGTCTGGGGAGTCCCTAGAAAGATGATGCGAGAGGACGGTTTCGGCATCAAGATAGCCTCAGCTTCTGAGATTAGTTGGAGAAGCTTTTCTCTCTGCATGTCTGTTGCAGAGTTATTAGGAACCTCGACGTCATCAAAGAGCATGATGTCAGCACGGGAGCCGGTCATGTTGCCGGTAATACCGACTGACTTCACAGAAGGGGCTTGGGTTGGTACGCAACCACCAATATCAAAGGAGATCCGAGACCATCTAGACTCATCTGAGGATGGTCGCATGTGTTTCAACCAGGGGATGGTCAGGATCAGCTTCTGAAGAAAGATCGAGTTGTTGTCTGCCCGCTCTTTTGAGGCAGAGATACACATGATCTTTTTATTGGGGTCTTTATAGAGCTCCCACAGGACATAGGCCGCAGTAACGTAGCTCTTACCGATTCCTCGAAAGGCTTGTACCTGAAGACGCTTAGGGCCGTACTGAAGGTAGTCAGCAATAGCGTATTGGGCCCGCGTTGGAGAGGGTAGTCCTAGCTCGTGCCATACGGCAGAGAGAAAGGTTTTAAAAGACCCCTTCAGATGGCCCTCTAAGGCCTGTGTAGAAGGGCTCACGATAGAATATACTTAAAAGAGTAAAGAGGGGCCACGTTGCGCCTTCTAGGCCCCTCTCAGAGTGGATTAATTTACGCCGAAGCCAGCCTTCCACGCATTACCAACAGAAGACGAAGCTGACGGCATGGTATAACCACCAGAAGCAGCAGCACTAGATGCAGCTCGAATACCAAGGCTACGCCCTAGATCAAGGGAACCACCATAGCTTCTGTTGTTAATAGTCATGGTGTTAAAGTTGCTGCTAAATGCAGCCTGACCATAGCTATTAGAGCTTGACTTAAACTGGCCAAGATTGCCAATACCTGCCTGAGCAACCTCTACCAAACCTGGCAAGCGACCAATATTGGATTGCTTTGTTGGACCTGTCAGGTCACCTGGTTTAGAGATTAGGAAGTCTGGAGTTTTAAGGAAGTCAGCTGCTTGGCTCTTATTCCACTGGGCTTGAGCGGGTGAGATGGAGAGACCTTGTGCCGATGAATTCGGTTGAAAGATCTTCTTGATACCCTTCATTGGGTCGAAGATTTGGGAAGGGCTCTGACCCGTCGACGGCTTTGGGGAGGCATAGTGTTCAAACACCTCCTTAGCTGCTTGCATGCGGCGATCCCAGTGGGGTACACCAGGTCTGAAATAGCCAGTGCCTGAAGCAGCGGACCCCGTAAAGTATTTAGCATAATCTGCTGGGCTACCAGTCTTAGGCATGCTCTCAAATACACGAGTCCAACCAATAAGGTCTCGATTCATGTATTCCTTGGCAAAGTATTCAACCTGCCATTGAGCAGAGTTTGGATCTCGGCCAGATGCCTTAGCAGCTGCTACTGCTTGGTCATAGGGCGTCCGTCTAACGCCCGTATATTGTGAAAGCCCACGTCCACGTCCTGTACCAGCTTCTACAACATCAAGCCGTTCAAGACCGCGCCGTCCTGTTTCAATAACCCATGACCCAACTAGGCCAGCGGCGGCTGCTGGCGTCATCTTAGGTATGCGACCACCACTGAGCTTTGTTACCGTCCCATCAGTAAGGGCTTTAAAGATATAGTCAGTGTTGGGTGTGGCCGCAAACCACTTATTAGCTCGCGGCGCCATACTAATCAGGCCTTAACAGACGTTGCGTAGCCGGTTGATGCCACAGCAGTAACGCGATTACGCCCAATACAGGCATTCAGAATCTTCAGAACATCACCAACCGTGCTGGCAGTCGTGATTGCTGCCAGTGCAGTGTCTGCAGTAGCATCGATCTTAATCTTTCGGTATTCCGTCTCAGTGGCAAAGGCACCACGAGGTTCAACAATAGCCGTAAAAACTTGTGCAGTCATTTCTCTTTATGCAAGTCGTAGTTGAATAAATTGATCTAACTGCATGGATCCCTTCGCAAGGTTGCAGGAGCGACAAGCTGTCACGCAGTTAGATGCTGTTGTCGGCCCGCCTTTACTACGAGGACGACAATGATCAATGGTTAAATTGGTATTTGAGCCACAGTAGACACATTGCCTACCATCTCGATCAAAGATACTTTCTCTCCACATTCGTTTCGCGTCGCTGCTGCGAAACGTCAGGAGATCCTGCATTAAAGACCGAGGCGTTTCCATGGTGACAAGTCATGGGAAGGTTATTTTTTAGTAGATTTGCCGTTTGCCCCATTACGGGCTCGATTCTTTTTCGGGGATTCGGCTACAAGGCGGCCACTCTTTGTATGTGACATATCTGGACCGCCTTCTCCATAGATGCCACGCTTCCGTCGCTCAGCATTGAGTTCAGAGCGGTACTTTCGATTGGCTGCACTTTTGTTTCTTTTGCGTTGTGCAGCGTTCTTCTTAGCGCGGGCTTCTGGGTTTGATGCGTAATAGCGAGCGCTTTTGCCAGGGTTTGATGCTTTCCGAGGGGCCATACTTAGCTGACCTCCTCTTGGATATCCTCAAACGACAACTCGGGGATCAGACCAGCAAGGCTGGCAAGTGGGCTATCAGCGACAGGTACCCCTGTAATGTCATTCTTAGCAAGCCAGTCAATGGCTGCTCGGAGATCAGCCGTGGTGGCTTCTCCAGTCTGAATACGAGCGATCAGCTCCTTAGTCAGGATGCCATGGAGTTGTTGGAACATCTCCTCTGTGGCCATTGCTGACTCGACTTTCTTCTTGCTGGCCATTTAATTACTTCCCGAGAGTCTCGATTTCCTGATAGATAGCTGCTACCTTGGCCTTCAACGCATCAATCTTGTTGTCTTCTGAACGGAAGGGGCGTTGGCCATCAATAATGGTTTTAAGCAGACCTGCCACGCTATTGTTCTTCAGCTTCTTTGACGAACCGATCACTTCAGAAGCGATAAAAGCAGCTAGAAACCCAAGGACTTCATAGGTCAGCTTGATGCCAAATACTTCAATCATTTGCTTTAAGGGTGTGACTGTAGATGTATGTGTCTAGTTTCTGTTCCAGTCGTTCGACTAGGTTGTAGAGGCGCTCTTGGTAGTACCTATATTCGTCTTTTGGTACATACTCTGAGCGCATAGACATCTCTACACTTGTAATCTTCTTGTCCAAATCACTTAGCCTTTTGAGCAGTGCAGTAGACAGGCTTCCAGCACCCGCTGCAGCGCCTATGATTAACGGAACAACAATTTCAAGCACTGCTATTTAGCGAGGGGAGCATGACAAGTACCAACCAGTATTCTTTCCATCGACCTCCCACCTTGGCAGCCAGTTCTTTCGGCTGTATGCCACTTGGGATCCTTTTGTATTGTTGACGTAGCCTCCTTGTACAAGTGAGGCCTCTCCATTTGGATCATGGAATATAAAATGAGTTGGTGTATAACCAATGACAACCGACCAGTGGCCCCCTCCAGAGGGCCTTGTCACTGGACCTTTATGGAGCCAGCCAACAGCAACAGGCTGTTCTGCATCAAGAAGACGAACAAGGTCCTCTGCACCACCATCACTCTTAAAAGTTGGACTTAAGCCAAGCTTTGTCAGTGCTCCTAGTTGAGCTCCAAGGTCGGTAGTGTCACCAAAGTTCTGGCGAATTAGATTGTATTGATCGTCAGACTTTACCTTGCCATAAAAGGCGGCCAACATGGCACAGGAGGAGCTAAAACACTCCCGATAACCTGTGCCACTGGCGTTATCGTTTTGAGAGAAGTAGGGGACCTGTAGCGGATTCGTCGCCAGAGGCTTCTGCGCCGTCCTGTAGGAAGCCTTGAATGTTTCTAGCGTGTCATTGGATAGCTGAGCTTCTAGAGCGTCCCAGGCGGCCTTCTGGTGTGGCTCAGCTTTGTAGTATTTGGCCGCTTCAGATAGAAACGCCATTTGTTATATATTATGATTGTCCACTAGACGGGGACACTACTGGGTGCCTAGATGTCAGGGAACGGCGCGGTAGTAGTGACCGTGACTAATGGGGCTGGGGTTAGATGTCCGGAAACGGTGCGGTGGGCGGGGTGAAGTTAGCCGTGTAGCGGGCTACGCCTTTGGTGATGCGGAGGTCGTCGATGTAGCCGTTCAGGGGTAGCAAGCCTCCATTGCGCAATCCGATCCGAAGGCTGTCCGAGGAAAGTGTTGGGCTGTAATTAGATGCCGATCCTACGTCAACTCCATTGCGGTAAATTTTAATTGTCGAGCCCGTATTAACAACGGCCAAATGAATCCACTCTGCGGTTGTCAGCTTGGTTGAAAGACTTGCAGTAATTCCTGCGCCATTGTTGGCGAAGAAAAGGTCACCACCTGTAGTGGCGTCAATAGTCCAGCCCTGTTCACCTGCTGCAGACCACACGCCAACCAGGAATGGACGTGGAGCTGTAAAAGCATTGAAACGAAACCATCCTTCAATGGTGCCTATGTTGCCAGATTGCGGAAATGTCGCAAAGCTGATGTCATAAGGAACTGCCAGCCCATCACCGGTGCCATCAAACGCAATGCTGGCCCCACCAAACTTGCTCTGTGCTGTGCTGATTTGGGCATCACCAACAACCGTTACTGTTCTGGCCGCCGGACCGCTATCAACAATTGTCGTGCTGCCGTTGGTGCCGTTGCCGTGGAGTAGCAGAGAGACGCTGCCAAACTGTGGATCAACCTTCGTTTTCTCCGAGCCCGTAATTACCCAACTCATAGCATCACCTCCAAAGGCATCGTAGTGGCAGTGTCTAGTAGGTCGTGGTTTGTGTAGTTCATATCGCGTACCTCACGATGACGATGCCGGAGCCGCCGTTTTTACCTGGAGCTCCGATTCCATTTGAAACGCCACCGCCACCGCCACCCGTATTGGCTTGGCCTGGAGTGGCCTGAGTGCCGGTGCCGCCTGGGGCGTAATTTTCACCGCGACCGCCACCGCCGTTGCCGCCAAGTCCACCAGAGGTGAAACCACCACCACCACCACCTGCGTAAACAACTGAAGTGCCAGTAATGGAAGATGTGCCACCGGCACCCCCGGCACCAGCTTGATGACCGCTGCCAATTTCTCCTGGGGTACCAGTGCCACCAGCGCCGCCGTTTCTAGCTACAGCAGAAGAAACACCACTTCCCCCAACTCCGCCAGTTGCTGTAACAGAAGCCAAAACCGAGTTGCCTCCGTTGCCTCCGTTTGCGTTTACAACGCCAATTCCACCTTGGCCAACTGTTACTGTCTGCGATCCAGCGGCAAGAGATACAGACCCAGACAAAAGCTGACCTGCATTGCCCCCATCTCCGCTGTTTCCAGCAGCGCCATTACCCCTGCCAGCGCCTCCACCAGCAACAACGAGGTACTCAAAGTTGCCACCTTTCATCACATTCAACGATGTGGTGCCAACGGCCTTGAATTCGTGGACGCGATAGCTGGTGCCGCTTACGACAATGGTGTATGTAAGGTCGCCGCCTTCGGCCCAGGCGGATGATGTTTTGCGGAGATTAAACTTAGCTCCGCTGGGCTTCTGAATAATTAACGTCATCCAGCCGTCCCCGTAGAGTCGTTGACTACTGGGGCCACATACGGTGTGCCGTCAGCGTTGAACTGGGGCGGGATTGGGCCGGTGTAGTACGGGCCGACCTTCAGGTCCTGGCAGATTTTGGTTGCCAATGTGGTGGCATATTCGCCGACAACCTCTTCAGGAGTTTTGCCTTCAAGGGATGCGGTAGCGACGATGCCGGGGACGAGAGTGTCGTCGATGTCAATAGTGAAAGAAGCCATGATGATTAACCGATGAGCCAGTTGGTGCCGTCAGAGACGACAGGGACTTTGTTTGCCCCACCGCCTGCAACGGTGGAGAGGAAGGTGGTGGCATTTGCATCAGTCACAAATGCACGAGCGCCAGCACCAGCCGTAGATGCGGACGGCAGTGAGGCCACCGTGGTGGAGCCTGTAACAGGGACGTAGAGACGGGCAGAACCTGTGCCAGCGTTCTCTGGTTTGGTGTAGCAGACGTTGCTGGACCAAGTGGTGCTCAGACGCTCGTAGTTACTGGCGTCGGTGTATGTGTTGTAGACGCGGAAGGCTTGGGCGTCGGTGCCGTTGCGTTGGGCGAGGGTGTTGGCGGCGTCGCGGAAAAGCCTTAAGTCGAGTGTGTTTAAGTTCTGACCACTAGACCAGCTTAAGTCAAGCGCACTTCGCAGTCTAAACCCGTATATACCTACATAACTTGCGGCAGATGTAACCGCTGATCCACCAAAAATGATGGCACTAGAATCACCTCCACTTGCTGGCAGGTAGACAAGTCCGGCGGAAGTTACCCTGCAGGTGCTTGTCCCATTCACCTGCAGATCCAGCAGGTTCCCGGTAAACCCACTCGCGGCATTAACACCAAGACCGGTGCCGCTGGTGCTCCACGCTGTTGACGTGGTGCCAGTCGGTTCGATCAACACCTGAGGCTTGGTGGTGGTGCCGGTGCCACCCGTAAACCACGTGCCAGTGAACGTCTTTGCCGGGCTCGATGCGGTGGCGTTGTAGCTATTGATGAACCGGCCGCTGGTTGTAAGGATGCTGCCGTCATAGGTCAGCGTCGAGACGCCTGCATTAACACCAGCGTTGTTCCACAGCAGCTGCCCACTAGACCCAGCAACTAATGCGACCGTTCCCGTTGCATCGGGGAAGCTGATCGTACGGTTTGCGGTGGGGGTGACGGTTTGAACCGTAGTGGTGAAGGTGCCACCGTCATCAAGAGTGATGTCACCACCAATCTCTAGGTCCTTATTGACATCATCCCAAAGAAGATCCGGGGATGCAGCAAGGTTTGTACCATCAGTGTACTGGATCTCCCCAGCATTACCTGTAGCAGAGGCATTGCCACCCCCACCACCAGTGTAGGTAGTATCGTTGCTAGGACCGACGCTTACTCGATACCAACCATTGGTAGGTCCGAGATATTTGTATGTAGTATTGTTCTCAACGTGAGTGTCACCCACGCTCGGATTGTTTGGAAATGGCATCGTGTGTCAATCGTATAGGTCTAAAGAAA